ACAGCAAATTAAGCCCATTAGAAGGATTAGCTGTAAAAACCTATCAATCAGACTTATTTAACAACTGGGTAAGCACAGAATGGATAGACGGAGCGAATGGAGTAACAGCAGTTACAAGCGTTGATACTTCGGACGGACAATTTAGCATCGACCAGCTAAACTTAGCAACGAAAGTATACAATATGTTAATGAGAATCAACGTAAGCGGTGGAAGTTATCAAGATTGGGAAAGAGCAGTATATGACCACGAAAGTTGGGGAATGGAAGAAAGCCCTGTATATGAAGGTAGCTTGATAAAAGAACTTAGCTTTGACGCAGTAGTATCAACAGCAGAAGCAGGCACAAACCCACAAGGAAATCTTAGTGGCAAAAGTAGTATGACAGGTAAGCATAAAGGCGGTAAGATGAATATCAAAATCAACACAGCCAGCTATATAATGGGAATCATCTCACTAACCCCCCGATTAGACTACAGTCAGGGGAATAAATGGGATGTAAATCTCAAAACAATGGACGATTTACACAAACCAAACTTGGACGAAATCGGATATCAAGATTTAGTGACCGACCAAATGGCGTGGTTTGATACAAAAGTGTACGGTAATGCAATAGTACAATTTAAGAGCGCAGGGAAACAACCAGCGTGGATTAACTATATGACAAACGTCAATCAGACAAGAGGGAACTTTGCAAGCGATATTGGAGATGATACAGCAAAAGGCGGTCAAATGTGGATGACACTTAACCGAAAATACTCAAATGTTAATAGCAGTATTGGAGATGTTACAACATATATTGACCCCAGCAAGTTTAACAATATATTCGCAGACACAAGAATTGACGCTCAAAACTTTTGGGCACAAATAGCGGTAAACATACAAGCACGAAGAAAAATGAGTGCCAAAATGATACCAAACCTTTAAAACTTTTAATTGCTCCCCCCGTGTTTGTGCGGGGGGGGCAACAAAAAGTTAGGGGGCAAAAAGGGTGGTAAGAGAAAATCCAGCCATTTTTATATTAATTAAAAAAAATAGCTATGTATAAAATACAACAAAATCGAAAAAGTAGGGTGTTTAGAAATACCTGTGTAGAAGGAGAAACTATCGAGCAAAAGATAGAGAGAATCTTACATAACAATGAACCAATAGGGCAAGGAGCTCCATTGATGTATCAAGACAGAAAAGACGGAGTAAATCCTGCTTACGATATAAGAACTGACAGATTTGAAATAGCCTGCGAGGCTATGGATAAAGTAGTGGCAAATAAAATAACAAAAAGAGAAGAGCGAATGAATCCGAAAAAAGAAGAAGAAAAAGTGGTTGAAAACTCGCAAAACTCGAACCAGTCTAACGTGAACGAGCCAGCATAATACCGAGTCAAATAGGGGCAAATTGCCCCTATTTAATAAAGTAGTGGTACGCACGTATAGTTATATAACAAGTAGTAATAATTGCTTTTAAAAAAAGCACGAAAAAAAAATAGAAATTATGGGATTAAGTATAGAAAGCGCAGGAGGCGCAGAAGCAGCAGCAGGAGGAACTCCTTGGGGGGCAATAGCATCAGAAGGAATGGGGTTATTAGGTGGAATTGTCGGAATGATAGGGCAAAGAGCACGAGAAAAAAGAGCCTTGAACAATCAAAAAGGATTGATGAAATTGCAAATGCAAAATCAAATGCAACTAAACCAACAAGGTAAAGACTTAGCTTTACAACAATGGAAAGACACAGGATATGAGGCACAAAGGATGCAAATGGAAGACGCTGGACTGAACCCAGCGTTAATGTATGGAAGTGCTGGAAGTGGTGGAAGTACAGGCGCAGGAAGTGGCGGAAGTGCAAGTGGTGGACAAGCACCAGCACCGCAGCAAATGCCGTTCGATATGGCTTCAATGATGCAAATGAGTCTATTAAAGGCACAAAAAGAAAATATAGAAGCAGATACAGCTAAAAAAGAAGTAGAAGCGACTAAAATAAGTGGAGTAGATACTGACAAAGCAAAAGCAGATACGGCATTAACAGCAATGAATACAGCAAATGCAAAAATCGTAAACGAAATACAAAACTCAACTATAAATGAAGCTATTGAAACTATTATAGCAAATAGAAATAAAGCAGTAGCAGAATCAAGCACAGCAAGTACGGCAGCTAATGTAAGTGCAAGCACACAAAAAGAACAAATCCAAAAAATTAAAAATGAAGCCAAAGCAAGTGCATTTGAAGCAGCACTAAAAAAATCAAACGTAGATTTAAACGTAGCATCAATACAAAATATGATTGAGCAAATCAAAATTGGAAAATTCAACGCAAACCTAAGCGCAGAACATCAAGGAATAGACAAAGTACTTGGTGGAGAAGTAGATAAAGCAATACAGGTAGTCAAAGAATTCTTCGGTGGCGATTACTATGAAGACATAACAGAAAAAGTGAAATAAAATGTGTCTATATCCAAAATTGATAAAAAATCCAAAGTATAAACCAAATAATAAAAATGGGGGGCAAGTGCCCCCTATTTTAGATAATAGAGTACTAACAATACCTGTAGGATGCGGTAGGTGTATGGAATGTAAAAAACAAAAGAGCAGGGAATGGCAAGTAAGACTGATGGAAGATATTAGACATAATAAAAACGGCAAATTTGTAACATTAACATTCGATGAAAGTAGTTACAATAAATTCAAAAAAAAACATAAAAACCTTAAAGGGTACGAACTCGAAAACAGAATAGCAACGGACGCAGTGCGAAAATTTACAGAAAGATGGAGAAAAAAACACAAAAAAACAATAAGACATTGGCTAATAACAGAGTTAGGACAAAACAACACGGAGAGAATACATATACACGGTATAGTGTGGACTGACGAAATAGAAGATATAAGCGAAAAATGGGGGTACGGAATTACAACGATAGGCTACAGAAAATACTATAAGGGAAAAAAAATGAATAACCTATCATTGGGATGGGTAAACGAACAAACAATAAATTACGTAGTTAAATACGTAAATAAAACAGACATACTACATAAAGAATACAAAAGCGTAATACTAACAAGTAACGGAATAGGAAAAAACTACATAGAAAGAGCAGATGCAAAAAATAATAAATACGTAGAAAATAACACACAAGAGTGTTATGTGACAAGGCAAGGGATAAAGCTAAATATGCCTAACTATTATAAAAATAAGATATACACAGACGAAGAAAAAGAGAAACTTTGGATAGAAAAATTAGATAAAGAAATAAGATATGTAGATAAGAAAAAAATAGATATAAGTAAAGGATTTGAAGAATATTATAAAGCGCTGGCGGAAGCAAGAGGAAAAAATGAAAGACTAGGGTACGGTAAAAAAGAGAAATGGGATAGTAAAATATATGACGAACAACAAAGAGAATTAAGAGTGAAAAAACATAAATCAATAGTAGCCAATCCAACGGCTGAACCCCAGCCGTCAGAATTCCTACCATTGATTAACTATCATAATTTAAGCGAAATATTTTAACAAATATTTAACAAAAAATTAACATAAAAACAAAGATAAAGGCACTATCTTTACGAAGTAAAAGAAAGGCAATAAAGCCATAAAACTTAAAAATCATAAAAAAATGGACTTAACAGAAAAATTAAAAAAAACTGTAGAAATGACAGAAGAGCAACTAAAAAATCAAAATGCAGTTAAAATCGGTATCACAGAAGAAGATACAAAAAAAGCGGAAAAAACAGCTAATGAATTGCTTGACAAAACAGAAAACCCAACAAAACAACTACTAAACGAAATAGAGGTAAAAGAACCAAAAATCGTGGAAAAGAAAAAACAAGCAGTTAGTATTAGTTATACTTTAACAAGTTTCAAAGAAAATGCAAAAAAATTCAAAGAAGCAGGACTAATTAACCATCAAGAATGGGAATTGTTAGAAAGAATGCGACAAGAAATTTGCATAAAATGGATTGACAGCAAATAAATACAAAAACTATGAAAACAAGAGAACCACCAAAAATGAAATTTTACACAATTAGTGAAAATTACGACGTTGATACAGGAGAAGTGTTAAGCAACGTTGACAAAAAAAAATATTATAAATTTAATACAGAAAAAAGCTATGAAAGCAAAGAAAATCAAACAATCATTAAATATTGCATCGGATGGAAATCATACGGACAAACCGTCCTATTTGATTGAAAGAGAAGAAGTACAAGATACTCCTTTCGTAATAGTTAAAGTAGAAGATATGTATTTCGGTACTATGGGAAAATACGCAGTAACTGAAAGTTATTACGAAAAAGAAAAAGTTAAAGAGGAGTTAGAAAAAATTACTTGGAACAGATTAGTACAAGTAGTTGGAATATTAATCGAAAATATGAAATAGAAATGGGACATAGTGTAGATTTAGGAGGCGACAGAATCGGCTCAGGAAATAAAATGAAAGTAGGATTGCACGGATTCGAACGTAGTAATCACGATATGAGCTACGTATGGCGTAGCAGTATGGCACCCGGGGTACTAGTGCCATTTATGAGTGAGGTTGCACTAGCTGGCGATACATTCGACATCGACCTGAACGCAATAATAATGAGTTTACCGACTATCGGACCATTATTCGGAAGTTTCAAAGTGCAGTTAGACGTATTCAGAATACCAATGAGATTGTACAACGGTAAATTACATATGAACAAACTAAATATAGGTAGGGATATGAGTGAAGTTAAACTACCACAAATAATGGTATATGCAAATACCGACCCAAATTTAGTAAAGGGAGATAACGACCAAATAAATCCTTCGTGTATATTAAGTTACTTAAACATACGAGGAATAGGACTAGCAGCAGACACAGAGGTAAGAAGTCCAAGATACTTTAATGCAATACCATATCTTGGATATTGGGATATCTACAAAAATTACTATGCTAACAAGCAAGAAGAAATAGGATATGTAATACACAACCCGATGGGAGTAGGTAACGAATTAACACAAACAGCAATAGATAACGACGGCGAATTAATCATATTAATTGATACAGCAGCCAACGTATTCCAATTAGCTGTTAACGCCGTAGGAATATTCACGTTTAGTGAAGAAAATGAACCAGTATCGACCAATGTAATGGTAAACGTAGATGGGCAAGATTACAATATCACCCAGATATGGACAAATGTAATCTGGAATGGAGACCAATTCTACTGTTACGATCCAAAAGAGGAATGGACACAAGTAGTAATGGAATGGAAAAGCGCACCATACAACGGAAGCACAGTCAACCCAACACAAACAACTCCAAAATTGTTAGAATTTCCACTAACAAACATTGACGAAATGCGTGAGGATATCTTAGCAGACGTTAAGAGTTCAAGCGCATTTATCATTGATACAAATACATACGCACCATATGGAAATTGTCTAAAAAATTACGGCGCTGTAGATGGAAAACTCGACAAATACAGCAAATTAAGCCCATTAGAAGGATTAGCTGTAAAAACCTATCAATCAGACTTATTTAACAACTGGGTAAGCACAGAATGGATAGACGGAGCGAATGGAGTAACAGCAGTTACAAGCGT